CATCAGCGGTTAATGGCACTAAATAACCCGATTGAAAGCTGATATTAATACTTTCTTCGACGGGTAATACGCTAGGCCATGCGGCATTGTAAGCAAGGGCTATTTTTCCTGATTGCAATAATACGCGGTAATCTGTTGATGGCATGGTTTGCTGTACGCCATCGCCGTCTAAGTAACGCACGCTATCCACGGATAACAGTGGCAAACGATTTAATGATTGATCGCTAAAGCAGTTTGCATTTTTAGACCAGCTTTGCTGAACCAATGCGCGATTGCAATGATCTTCTACCCATTGCACAGCACTACTGATCAGGGTGGTGATGAGTAAATCATCATCTGCATGATCAATAACAAGGTGACGCTTGACGCTATCAATATGTAATGGCTGTGCGGCTGGCTGGCTGGTCTGGGTTAGCATGGCTTATTTTTTGGTTGATTTAGTGTCAGAATCTTCAGGCGCTTCATCTTCTGGTTTTTTATCTTCGGGCGGCGTTTCTTCTAGTTCATCTTCTTCAGGCGCATCACCTACCCATTCCGCTAGCTTTGCGACATTAACTAGGTGTTTAGCGTTTTCTTTTGTGACAGACACTTTTTGCCCTGCTTCACACGTTCCGACACGATCAATAAAGGTGCGCTGTAATAGTTTAATTTTTAGCATGGTATAAAAGGGACTATTGCTAACCCCATTCCTATAATAATTTGTTTCAGTAAAGCGATGGGTTTCGCAAAAGCGCTCTACCCATCCTACGGAATCAGCTTTCTTATGCTGGGGTTAAATCACCACCGATAATCGCGGCAGGGGTTTCAACGGTGACAGCTAATCGACGTTCTGCACGTACTGTGATTAGGTTTTTAGTGAAGTTATCACCATCGGATTCAGATAATTCAACCACAACACCTTGACGATTATGCACGGTAGCTGCCTGACCAAATGAGCCAACTAGAAAGCTATCTTGCGTAATGGCAACGGACTGAATGACAGGTAAGCCAAATAATACCGGCTGGCCCGCAGCATTGATGTTAATGCGCACTTGCCCTGCAGTTGCAGTGAATAGATCAATTTCAATTTCTCCAAAATCAATTGGGTTAAGCATGATGGCATCGGCTGGGTAGCCTGATGCGAAGGCTTGCGCAATGACTTTGCGAATTAAGGCTAATTTTTTAAGCGATGTACCTAATGCCGCGTCAGCAATGCCATGTGCTGTGTAGTTAGCGGGTAATAATAAACCGGATAATTGACCAACACCTGAACCTGCACCGATTTGAATTTCTGCCTTTTGGTCAACGCCGTACATCATTCGTGCATTGATATACGCGGCTAGGGCGGGCGCATCATCAGCTAATTGACGAGATACCTTAGTCCAATGCGCGATGGTGCTAACGGGCATCTGTTTTAATTCAAACGTGATGTCTGTTTCAGGCTTAGCGCCCCCTTCTGCAACTGCCGCTGCATTATTAACAAAGGTGGCTTCACGGGTATATTCAACCGCGTTACTGCCTGTTGGAATGCTCATTAACGCTTGTTCTAGCGTTAATAGCTGTGTTGCACCGGGAACAATACCGACTTTTCGATCAGGTGGAACAGTTGCATCTGTACCGGTTGCGGTATTGTTCTGCACTTCAAAGCGGGCTTTTTGCGTACTGCCATTTGTAAAGTTGCTGTACGCATCCGAGCCAGTGAATTGCTTACCCATGCTGATCGCGGCATCGCCATCACCATTACCACCGCTGTTATTTTGCTCTAATGAAAGTAAGCGATCAGCCACCTCTTTTTGCTGTACGCCGAGTGCATCAATGGCATTTTTTGTTTCTGTGCTTTGCGTGCCGTTGGCTTTGATTTCAGCATTGGCTTTTTCTTGGTGAGCAGTCATTGAATTCTCAATGCCCTCAATGGTTTTTAATACTTGTGCTAATTCAGTCATGATAATCTCTTTTAATGTGACATAAAAAAACCAGCGTTAAGCTGGCCTATTGATTGCGTTAAAACTATGCGGGGATTTTTAGCCGCTCTAAAGCGTTCGCTATATCCTGCATTGCTGTACTGTCATGCTGTTCAGGCTCACCCTTGAATAGCGTTTTGGCACGACTGGATAACGCAGTGGCCAGTGCTTTTGAAATTCCACCTGAATCTCTCAGGAATGTTTCATATTCTTTGATATTGGTTATTTTTTCGAGTTGACTACTAATGCTTTGGGCATTAAATGGTAATGATTTAAAGTGCTGGCTAAAATTGGCTTTGTTACTAACGCCAACCGCGTCGCTAATGGTGTCGATAAAACCAGCGGCTAAGGCTTCACTTGAATTAAGCCAGGTTACAGAGTCCATCATTTCGCTGATTTCATCGCTATCTTTACCGCTTTTTTTAGCGTAGATGTTGATTGCACCCGCTTTTAGTTTATCCATGACATCCGCATAATCGCGCATTTCATCCGATCCACCGTAAACGCCGCCTGCTGGATTATGAATCATAATATAAGCATCTTCAGGCATGGTAATCACATCACCCGCCATTAATACAGTAGATGCCGCACTAGCCGCGATGCCGGTTACGTGGCTATATACTTTCGCAGGGTGTGCCTTTAATGCGTTATACATGGCTAATCCATCGAGCATATTGCCGCCAGGCGAATGAATCGATAGGTTGATTGATTTAGCGGTGGTGTTGCTTTTTAGTTCGTTAATGAATTCAGACGCAGACACACCCCATAATCCAATTTCATCGTGCAAAGCAATATCAATACAATCATCGCCTTTGTTTTTAATCACATACCAAGATTTCATTGTTACTGCTCCACTGTTGCGGGTGGGACTGAGCCGCCCATTGTTCGAGGTTCGCCAAGTTTATCAACGGGCATTAAGTTCATTTGTGCTGTTAGCATTTCGCCACCCGATAATTCAGGCAGATTTTCATTTTTACGGCATTCATTGCGCGTTTTTAATCCGTTTTGCACGGCTTTGGCATGAATCTCCATGCGATCTTTTAGGCTTGATCTTAATAGTGCATCTAAATTAAATTCTGCCACGATGCCTTGTGATCTTTGTTTAGGTGTTAATACGCGCTGGTGAATCACTTGTTCGATCATTTCCAGCATAGGTCTTAGCTTTAACTTGTGAAAACCATCTACAATTTGCTGTACGCTGGAACCGAGTGAGGTACTTTCACTGGTATCGTTGATCAAAATAGACGGAACGCCAAACCAACGGGCTAAATCTTGTACGGCAAAACGTCGAGTCTCTAATAATTGAATGTCTGCAGGTGACATGCCGAGCGGTTCAAATTTGAATTGAGCTTCTAAAACGTACAATTCTCGACCGCTACCCGTTGCAATATCGCCAAAATTATCTCTAACGGCTTGGCGCTGTTCTTTATTGAGGACTTTATCGCTCATTAATACACCTGGGCGGCGGGCATCTTTTTTAAAGGTGCGCTTGGTGTGGTTTTGCGCTTCAATCGCTACGCTAACGGATGAGCGCATATATTCCAGCGGTGACATGCCGATTACGCCATTACCCATGCCGCGAATGTGCATTATGTCGCTTTCAAGATAAACCACGCCGTCTTGTCCGTAGGAATAGACATAAACTAAACTGCCATCATCAGCAACGATCACTTCCATTTGATCGGAGGCTAAAGGCCATAGCGCGATGACTTCGCCTGCATGATCTCGATCTATTCGTGCATAGGCGTTACCTCTTAACACCAGATTAAGAATCATAAACATCCAAAACTCCATTGAGGTTTGGCGCTTATTGGGCGAGTCGTGCAATATGGCGTAAATTCGCTGGTTTTTTGCTGTTATGCGCTGGTCTTGGTTATCAACTTGATAAACCATCAGCGGCAATGATGCGATATTTTCAACTAATAAGGTGACACACGCCCAAACTGTTGAGACTTGCAATGATGAATCAACCCCAACCGAGGGCGAATCGTCGTGCGCGGTGGTTAATGGGGTTGAATCTTGGCTACCTTTGCGCTGTTCGGTTGCGTTACTACGCCAGCCTTTAAACATTCTTGAAAAATAGCTCATAACATTATGGGGTTGTTTAGGAAGTCGTTAAAATCGCCTTCGTCATTATCATCAACTAACATTGCTCTACCGATTGCCATAATTAGCGCAACAGCCGGATCAATCTTTTCTGATGATTTGTTTTTAGCAGGTTTTATGTTGCCCGCTGGATCTTGATCGGCCACTAAGTTACTCATGGCCCAATTTAATACCGGATCATTCAGGTGTTTTATTTCTCCAATCAAATAGCGCCGCTCGATGTCTTTCATTGGGGCGTTCATGCTGGCATAGCCTTGTCCGAATGCGACCATAGGCACTTCAATTTCTATTAAATCATTGACTAATTGCGAGCTGTTCCAGCGATCAAACGCAATCTCTTTGACTTCCGCACATTCCATCAGCTTTTCTATGTCTGATTTAATCCAGTTGTAGTCAATTACGTTGCCAGGCGTTAAGGTTAGCCAGCCATCATCAGCCCAGCGCGTTAAAGGCACGGGCGTTTTTCTGATGTTGTTATGAACGGCTTCTTCGGGTAAATAGTGCTTACCGAATGCAATCCATTCGCCAGAATTCATAATGGCGACACCGCAAAGGCTGGATATATCCGAAACACTGGATAAATCAAGCCCCATGTAGACTTCTTTTACGTCATTGAAGTTGATTTCATCAAATCCGCAATAGCATTGCTTCCATTTTTCAATATTGCACCAAAGGCTTGCGCCGGTTGTCCAAATATTCAGGTGCTTGGTTAAGAAGTTCACTAAGGCGGTGGGCATGAATTCTGCTTTTTTTGCCTGCTTTTTTAAGTAATCAAGGCTAACGGATACGCCTAAATTCGGGTTTGCTTTGATCCAGTTGTCGGGATTTTTCCAGTTATCGCCTTCGAAGTCTTTTGCATCGAGTGTGTAGATTATGGAAAAGAAACTATCATCTTCGATAATGCCTTTTAAAACTTTGATGGCATAATCACGAATTTCGTAACAAATGCCGTTTTTATTAAATCCGGCGGTAGTAATGGCCCAGATTAATGGCTGTGATCGAGCGCCTAATGCTGAAATCAATACGTCCCACACTTCAGATGTTTTATGCGCATGGAGCTCATCAACCATCGCGAAGTGCGGGTTAAGTCCATCCATGGTATTGCCATCAGCGGACAAAGGCAGAAACTTGCCAAAATTCGCGGGGCTTAAAATCTCGTGTTTCTGTACGTCTAGCCGTTTTCTTAATGGGGCTGACTGCTTTACCATGCGAGCCGCTTCATCAAATAGGATTTTAGCCTGCTCTCTTTTGGTTGCGGCGGCGTATATTTCTGGGCCACCTTCACCATCTTTAGTTAGACCGTAACACCCAATTCCAGCAAGCTTTGTTGTCTTGCCATTTTTACGCGCAATTTCTTCGTAAACTGTTTGGAACCGACGTTTGCCGGTTTCTTCATGCTTCCACCCAAACACACAAGCAATAATCCAGCATTGCCACGGCTCCAGATGTATCGCTGTTCCAGCCCACTCGCCTTTACTGTGCTTTAAGTAGCTAAAAAGCCTTAAGGCACGGCTTGCAGATTCTTCACAAAAGAAAAGTCCTCTAGTAGATGCGGTTTTCAGGTCGTTGTCGTGGCGTTGGACTGCCAGCTTGACCAGCTCACCCGTGACTATTTTCCCGGTTAAGA